AATTACTAACGTCGTGAGTCCTTGGCGCAACCCTCCCACCGGCATGTCATCCGCGCGGCCGGTTAACAACCTGCGCGGATCCTTTGTGCGAACGGTGTTCGCACATTGGTCGGATGCACTTATGAAACGCGTCCGAGGCTCCCGTCCACGCGCCGCTCGAGCACTCCAAGCGGCGCGACTGGAACTGGCATGGGCCCAGGCGCAATTTGCGCACGCACGCCAAGGTCGTGGCTGGTGGCTCCCCGTGGGGTTGAGCCTCGTCACCGTCTTGGCGTGCGCGGCGCTGTTGCGCGCATGGCGAGCTCTGAAGCCGGAACCGGTCCGGGAAAATGTGGTTGGCGTCGTATTCGGTTCACGTGGCAACGAGCGCGTCGTCTTTGACGTCGCTCGCGGTCCACGTTTTCCGACTGTCGACGTCGCGGGCCTGCGGGGCGAGCTAACATGGTGTCCTCAGCTCGTGGCCCACTTGCAGTTGGTAGCACTCTTCCGGAGACGTGATCGAGAGCTTCTACAGATGCTTCGTAATCGCGCCATAGTGTGGTGTCGCGAGAACGAAGTGTCCGACATTGACGCTGTCGTGTTCGTCGCCGGAAGTGTAGCGCGTGCGTTTGTTCTCGGTGAAGCCGAAACAGCTGCACTCGCGGCGTTGCGCAGTAGCGAGGCAGGGCACGCTATTGCACAAACCGCGGCGTTGCATGGCGGTCGTCCGTTCGTGGCTTACCGTACCGGTCTTTATGACTGGTTGCGCGGTGACTGCACGAGCGCCGACCTGCTGCGCACGTGGCGCTACCATCTGTTCGCTCCCGCCCTAACCATACCCGGTGGTTAGGAGGGCGGCCGGCGGCGGCCTGCCGTGTGCGGCGGCATCGATCCGATGCGACGCCTTGCACGCGGTTGCCGGTTCACAAGGCTGCCAAAGGTAACGCTGGAGTGCGAAGGGAAACGACATTACTGGGAGGTATTGGTGCCGGATTGCGAGGAGACGTTTGTCACCGCCATCCATCAGGACTGTGTACACAATGAGTACATGGGACTGGTAACCCGGCACCTTGCCCCAGTGCCCGAGCCCACAGCAGGTGGTTGTCGGGCCCTCAGGCGGGAGCTGCGGCACATGGCACGCAAGATACAATCTTGCTGCGGTGTACTGGTGCCCCTGTCGTGGGCTGAGGTGGTCGACGGATATGCTGGCGCTAAACGTCGTACTTATGCTCAGGCCGCAGAATCGTTGGTGGTTGATGGGCTGTCCACGAGGCGGGATGCCCGCGTGTCGTCTTTTGTCAAAGGCGAGCGTCGGACTCTCGCTAAATTGGCGCGCCCGCGCATCATCCAGCATCGTTCACCACGGTATGCGCTCGAATTGCAGGCCTATATCAAGGTGGTCAGCAACGCGCTCATGCTACTGCGCGCTGATAATGGCGTTGGCGTCCCAGGTACCGCGTTGTTTGCACAACGCGTCGACTCGGGACAGCTGGCGGCACTAATCAGACGTAAGTTCACCGGTCTCGGCGGTGATGTGGTGGCCGTGTGTTTGGATGCGGTGGCGTGGGATGGCCACGTGTCGTCGGCAATGTTACAGTTGGAACATTCGTTTTATGAAACGCTGTTCCCCGGCGACCGTCGCCTGCAGACGCTATTGTCGTGGCAGAGGGCGAACAAATGTCGTAGTCGGCACGGTCTACGTTATACGTGCCCGGGCACACGTATGTCTGGCGACGCTAACACGTCGACGGGCAATTCGTTGCTTATGTACGCATGCGTGCGAAAGGCCGCGCGTGATGCGGGACTGCGACGTTGGGATGCTCTCGTTAACGGTGACGACGTAGTGGTGTTTCTACGACGATCAGACTTGGCACGTTTCACCGAGCGTGTCCGCCCGAGCTTTCTCGAGGTTGGGCAAGAGGTCGTGGTGTCCACCGTCTACCGTAGTTGGACGGAGGTTGAGATGGGCCGAGCCAAGCCCATCCTGGGTGTGCGCGGATACTTCATGGGTCGTGATGCATTTCGTATCATGTCCACGGCGTTCGTGACTCACAAGCATTTCCATGAGCCCCTGGGCGGTCTGCGTGCCATCCGCACGATTGCCCAGGGTCTGCTGGTCTTGTATCAGGGTGTGCCTGTCGTCCAAGCCTTCGCAGCTAACATCGTTAACCAGCTCAGTCATTTGAAGATTCTTGAGGGCGTCCTCGACTCCGAGACGCTCCGTGTAGTGGAGCGCGCCGCTCGCGGCGCGGACTGGCGCGCTGTTGTTGCGTCGCCAGTAACACACGAGAGTCGTGTCGCATACTATGATGCTTATGGGCTCGGTGCCGACAGGCAGCGCAGTATCGAGCTACGCGTCAGCAAACTAAGGGTCCCAGATTTGGCCCGCATGTTTGCTGACGGCCCTATTGCGATTGCCGATGCCTTCGGCCGTCTCCACGCGGTCTGAAGGTGAGTGTGGGGCGGTGCGCCCCTTGGAAACCACGGTCGCGCGATTTGGGGGGATGCCGCTTATCTGAGGCGTGGTGCGCCAGTGGTGCCACTGGCGCACGCTGACTCTAGGGGTCCGACTGCCGTTGCGTGCTTTCACGTGCGGTAGGGCGCCACCCTCGGGCAGGGCAGCGCGATGTCTTCCGGGTGGATTGCCCGTAGTGTGAGCACCGGTCGCTAAAATTCTAACGACGTGGCGATCGGCAGCGCAGCTGAAGGGGTAACCTGGTTGGGCGTGGTAGCAGCAAACCACACTCCGGCACGGACGGTCACGGGACCGCAGCCCGCACGCCTTGGCCACGGCGTGTAGGAACCGGGACGGACGACGCAAAAAGCGCAAGCGGG